AACTGCTGTCTTTTCAAACGAAACGACGATCTGAGGAATATTGCTGGACAACTCAAACTGGCTGAGAAGTGCGGCAACACCCTGATCTTCAGGAACGAATGTAAAGGCTGAACCTGCGCCGAGACCGGAGAGAGCTGAAGAGCTAGCACCGGTGAAGGCTGTGTTGAGGTACTGATAACCTAATTCAGGGTTACCGGAGAGAGTGGATACACCAGTGGTGGCTCCACCGAGAGCGCCGCCAGGGTACTGTGTAGTACCGGAAGCGTCGAGACCGGTTGTCTGGTTCTGATAACCAAGAGCGGTAGGTTCGTACTTATAACGGAGAGCAAAAGCAAGACCGACTGGACCACTCATAGGCTGAACGCCAACGATTTCGTTGGTGATCAACTCAGGGAATGTACGTCTGATCATCGGAATGAGGATCTTAGGAAGACGAGCATCACCAGCAGCATAAGCGGAGTCGTTCTGTGAAGGGAACTGGTTACCATAAGCACCAGCACCAGCAGCAGGACCACCGAATACACCACCTGTACCACCTTCGGAGTTTGAGGCTTCGAAGCACCACTTCTCTTGGTTTTCAAGGAGGATGGCTGTGTTTAAACGGGTGTGATCATCTTCAATCGGGCGGACGTTGTTGGAGGTGTAATCCAAAACTGGATTCCACTTTTCAAGCAATGTCTTTGCGCTTCTCTCATCGATGTAAGACTGTGAAGGACGGATTGATTTTGACATAGTTTTAAAAAATTTCTTTCTTTGTGTCGACCTTAATTTCTATTCAGGGGAAATCCCTCAACAATAAATCTTCTATTCTTTAGAAGAAAATAAAACTTAGTACTTATGAAGCTCGTTCAAGTAAAGATTGAATGTACGATCTCCACTTGCAGGTGTCTCAACGGACTCCTCGATTACAGGACGGTCAATTGCTGTTGCAATTGTTTCTTCCCTAGCTTCGGTAACAAGATTGTTGAACCGCTCTTCTTCGGATTTTTCAAAAAGACCGAGTGTATAATCAAAGTTTTCTGCGATGAATTTAGCGGACTTAGAACCAAGCATCTTTTTCATATACTTCTTCTTGTCCTCATCAAGAGAAGAAACCTTCTTCTCGAGAATTAAACTCGCATTGACATTGTTTAGTTGCTCGGTCAATGTGGCAACCCGCTTATTGGCGGTTTCAAGCTGCTGTGCAGCTTCATCAATCTTTGTTTTACCGTCAATAACGGCATCACGAATACTCTCTTGTGCGAGAGCCATGTCAACTGAGAGCATGTTGCGCATATCGGTTAAGACGTTTGCAGCACGCTTGTTGTTAACAGCTTCTTGAATATCGGCTACGGGGAGCTTCTCTTCAAGATAAAGTTCAAGGTAATTGCTTACCTGGTCAATCATTTGATTTTTAAAATTAGCAGCTTCAGTTGTAAGAGCATTTTCATACTTCTCAATAACAACTCTAAGCTTATTAGCACGATCAGCATCAATAGCGGCTACAACCTTATTGAGCTTACCGACATGATCAGCATCAACAGCCTCTAAGAGAGTCTCAAGTTTCTTAGCATAATCTTCATCCTGTTCGTTAAGAGCCTTTTCTACATGAAGTCTTACTTTAGCGTCAACTGAAGCTTCGTAAGCTGATTCAATTTCCTTAAGAACGTCTTCTGTGAGAATGTCCTTTGTGGCGGCCTTGAGGAGTTCGGAGATATTGTTTTGCATATAAATTATTTAGAATTTTGGATGGCTTTGTTAATAGCAGCTTTGAGCTTGCTTTCGACTGTACCCTGTAAATACTTATCGGCCTGGGCATAATTTTTCTGAGAAATGGCCTTTAAAAAGTTAGCAATGTTTGTTGATTCTTTACGTATATCTGATGTAGTTTTACTTGTACCTCTTGACTGAAGATAGGATTGAATAACATTTTTGATCTCGTCATAGTAATGCTCAAAAAGTGATTTAGCATTACTTCCGCCTTGAGCATGGAGGGTACGATCTGGCTCTTCTAAGATAACTATAACTTTACCGTTAATATTAACCTCAAAATGTTCATTATCATCCTGATCGTAACCAAGACTATTAACAACAAAAATACCATGCTTTGTTTCAGCATCTTCCTCTTCAACGGGTTGATTACTTTGAAGCTTCTTAAGCTTATCCTGAGCAGCTTGAATTTTTAATTTCGTAATATCCTGCTCTTTAGCTCTAATAGTCTGTGTGAGATCGGCCATATATAATTTATTTATGTTAGAGTTTAGATAAAAACGTTAAAATCTGTTCCTTTAAAAAGCTAGCAACATCATGTTTAGGTAAGCCACGAATACTCTTTTCAAAAGATTCGTATACTTCTTCAAACTTTCCATCCATACCGAGGACATATTGTTTGGATTCAAGAATACCATTGACAAATGCCTTAGGGCAACTTGGATCAGCTACACAGTCAACAGCAATAAGACGCATTTCATTGACGCGGTTAATACCATCAGATTGCTCTTCAAGTTGACCAAGGGCACGACTCGACATACCAACCTTAACACCGTCATTAATAAGTGAGCGGACAATTTGACCAACAGGAGTGGAAAGAACAATTGATTCACCGATAATAATATTACCATCCTTGCGTAAAGAGGTTACCATGTGACAGGCTCTTTCGAGGTCAACTTCAGCTGAAGCAGGGTGATTTAATTCACCTAAAGCACGCTTTGGAATAACCATTTCTTGAACATAACGGTTAACCTCGCGCTCCATGTCACTCTCTGTATAGATTCTTTTGTTCTTATTAACCTCTTCGCACGCCATATAAGGGCCACGAATTTTCATTACTGATTGACCTTTGAGGTTTTTTTGTTCTTCGATATATTCGAATTGCTCTTCTGAAGCTGGTGTTTCAACTAGTAATCTAAGTGACATACAGATATTTATTGTCCGAATAGTTATTTATCTATACCTAATTCTTTTTCTGTTAAAATTAAGAAGTTATAACCATACTTCTGACACCACTTTCTAGCTGCTTCCCACTTTGCTTGATTTTGAGCAAAGCGAGCGGTTTCATAAACCATTGTCGACATACGCTTTCTACCTTTTACCGGTAATACGGTTTGAGCACTCGGCTTAATCTCAATGATATATTTTTTTATTATATTGCCCTCTTTTATTGCAACAACACCATCGGTGTGGTAGCGGTGTACCTTGCGATCTAGTGGACTGACATAAGGTATAATTACAGCTTCTGACGCCCATTCAACAACGTTATCGTTATCATCACACCATCTAAAAAATTTCAACTCCCAGCCTGAACGATATACAGGATCTTCTTTACCGATATATTTTGCTTGGTTCTTTGGCTTAAAGACACCTTGTTTAAATTTACCCTTACCGTTGAGAGGGATCATAATTAACCAACGAAGAACATCGGAGGCATAGCATCGCCCATACCGGGAGAGGCACCTGTAAAGAGTTGATCTTCGAGTTTTTTCTTCTCTTCTAAACCTTGATTTAAAATATCGTTGTAGTTAATTGAGCCACCTCCAAAGAGAGTCGTGCCGGTATACTTGCCTCTAACATTACTAATGGCAATCTTACTCAATGCTAGAGCATATTGGTATACCCACGGCTCCTTAATAACATCCCTTAAAGGTCTTTCAACATAACATGCAACAGTGCCCCAGAATTGACCACTTGATCCAGAGATATGCGGTGGTGGATAGAAAGTAAGAAGTTGTGTACGCGGATCAAAAGTAAACGCACGACGTGTAGCTAATAATTTATCTCTTACCTCAAGCCAGTTTTTTAATGTATACCAACTAATAAGATCGAATCCATAATTACCCATCGCGTAGCTAAAATATGTCTGCTGGGCAAGAGTCTGTTCAATAGTAAATAACGAATTAATACCATCTGATGTACCTTCTTCAAAATTATAGATATCAATGACTTTTCTATAATCCATTGTATCATAATCAAAACTGTTTACGTATTTGGTCTGATCAGTTGTCGATGGGTTGAAATATTGAGTTAATGTACTGTTAAAGTTTAATACGCTAAGATATGCTGATGTTGTTAAGAGTTGATTCTGAAATATTCCTGTCGCGTAAATGCTTGAAAGTGTTGACGACGTGCTAAATGTTGCTGCAGGTATTGTTGATGTTGCGGCGTAAACAGTCGATGCAATAGGTGGATTAGTACGTGAGAAGTTTGGTGTTATGCTGAATAAGTCGTCAAGCTTAATACCAACACCATCAACATATAAATTAGAATTAAAGACGATATACTCCTCTGTATAACCGGCGTACTTAGTGAATAATTCACAGGCTTGTGATATAAATTCAAATAATTGATCTTGATGAATTTCTATATTAATCATTGGTGCTCCAAGAGCACGTGTAATACGATCACCTAATCTACTAAAAGAATTAATTCTACTAGTTAAATTAGTACTTTGAAAAGCAGAAATTGGTGTTACGGCAGAGCAATCCATAACATTATTTATTAAGCAGGAGGCGCCTCAGCGGCAGGAGCTGCAGCGCCAGCTTCAGGTGCTGCCCCAGCTTCAGGAGGTGCTTCCTCGCCACCTGTCGGACCTGGACCGAATGCTGGTGGTGTACCGGAGGGGGCACTTCCTCCTCCACCAGCGGTAGCTCCAGTTCCGGGAGCTGCAAGAGATCCAGCTTCACGCCAATCAGGCCCGGTATTTTCAATTTGAGCTAATTCCCACATAAGTTCTTTATCCTTACGTAAGAACTCTCTATTTGCCATAACTTCGGAATCTGACCAACCGAGATATTTCTTTTGAGCGTACGTCTTTGAAACAAAATCACTCTGAGTGATAGTATTAAAATTTTCAGCTCTAAGTTGAAATTTTTGTTGCTCTCTTAATTCGTAAAAATTTGTTGGGACGTTAAAGGTGAGGTCAATATGAACATCTCTCAACTTCATCTCCTCATAAATGCCTTTAAGCTTGAGATGAGTTACAAATCCATTCTTTAAACCTGATGCAAATCGTTGTTGTTGACGAATAACAAAGCGTGCGAATTTAAGCTCTTCTCTTAAAATATCAGCTCCATCTTTGTATGGATCCTCTGGATTAAGACGAGAGGAAGGTACTTTAAGAGACTTATAAAGCTTCTTAACAAAGTACATTAAATCAGTAAGCTCACCAAGGTTAGCACCACCGGCAAGTTGTGTAACTGATGTCCCCTCTGAGCCTGCACGCTTGGCAAACCAAAAGCTATCAAGCATGGATTGGGGATTAAACTTCTGTACTGTAGCTCCTTGATTAGCATCATACGTTCTCTTTGACCAGTAGTTGGTCATGAGTTTGCGTAGATAAGCCTCGGCCTTAGGGGGAGCCATATTACCAACATCAACATTAAAGACAAGACGTTCAGGCGCCCTGACCAAGCGATAGATTACAATTGAATCTTCAATTAAGCTTAGCTGACGATAAGCACGTCTTGCATTTTCAATAAATGGTAGTCTTAAATTTTTATTTTCATTCCAGATACCAGAATTGACATATGTAACCTGATTGATATCCATTGGTACGAGCTCTGTTCTCGCTATTTTGCCAGGATTTTTAGCATCATAAATAGGCTTTCTAAGAAGATAGCCTTTTACGATCATATTCTGTACATTTTCAAATACCGGATCAATTACGTCTGACGGAATCGAGACAACACCTAGAATACCTTCTTTTGTATGTTGTTTGTGAATGATATGCTCCCAATAAATCTCAGCATCAACAAGCATTTGACGGACATATTCCCAGCCTTTATGTTCAAGATCAAAATAACCAATATACTTTTGAAATTCTCTTTTAACTTTTGCTTTTTGTGTTTCAGATAATCCAGAATCAACAAAATTAAGCTTAACTATTTCGCCCTGATCGTCTTTATTAATAAATTCATCGCAGATTTCATCTAATGCGTCAGCAACCTCTGAATAGGCAGCCATAACACGGTAATCCATGAGTCGACGACCTTTATCCGGTTGGATATTGGCGTACATGAAGTCATGATAATCCTTATTCTGTAGAATACTTGCATACTGATCATCTGTCATCGAGATCGATGACGAGACAGACTGGCGTGTGAGAGCGCCTATCCTATCAGTACCTTTACCGTAGAAGTTTTCATACTTTGGGTTAAGAGATTTAATCTTATCGTTTATATCATAAGACTGGTATGGGAGTTTTGAAGAAACATACTTCATTAACTCCCTTCCAAATGTACTTTCTCTATTAGAATCTACCATAGGTCAACACGATTACTTAATGAGTATTTAGTAGAATATCAAATTTATAAATATAAATTTGCATTCGCATTTGATGTTGTGTATGTTACACTTGGTGTTATTTGCGGATACGCGTATGTTGATAGCTTCTCCACCTCTGTAACCAGTCCTGAGCTAGTATAAGTGAAGTTAGTAGCTGTAAGTTGATTAACAGATGTAAGCACATCTACAGCATAGAAATTACTATCAATATAAAAGATATTACCAACGGGATCTTGAGCTGCGGGGAACAACCACCCTTTAATAGTAAATGAAGTATCACCGGAAATTTTATATTTTTCATTTGCTGTTATATCTGTAGGGTAGTTTAAATTAACGGATCCACTCCAGAGTACCTCACTACGAATTTCTTGCGGAATAGCAAAGCCGGATGATGATAAGTCAAGAGGTACTTTCCACGATATAATAATATATGGATTATTGTAGGGGATAAAATTAGATAAAATTTGATCCATGTCAGTCTGAAATTTTGTCAAAATAGACATATTAACAGTAATATTGACTGGTACGGGACTGTTATAATGAATAGAAGTACTACCGTCAGTAGCTTCGCTTGTTCCACTTGAAAAGTAATAACCGTTTATCTTGTTAAAAACACGTGTTTCATCTCTCGAGACATTGCTAATGCTGACAGAAACGACAGGTACAGTAATATTTTGAGCTAAATTGACAAGATCGTAAAGCACACGTTGCTTTGGTGCATATACGTATCGAACTTGTACTTTATTCTGAGCTACACGGTTTTTATCATACCTATTAATAATGATATTATCAAACGCAGTGACGAACTGCGTTAAGAGGTCCTTAATTTCAAAATGATAGGTCTGAAGCTTCACTATAGATATTTATCAATGAATACGCTCGATAAAATATTTTGGTAACTTAGACTTGGCTCTTTTAACAGTATTAATAAAATTACCATCAAGTATATATGTACTCGAGTAATCATCTTTATTACGTGTAGCACGGCCTGAGGCTTGAACCACGGCATTAAGCATTTTGTTTTCGTACCAGTCCTTATCTAATTCAAATAACTTTTTAATACGCTTTGACGAGAGAGGTAAGAAAGGTGATTTAACAATAATTTGAAATCTAGCTAGATTATCTTTAAGATCGATACCATACACCAGGGAAGGTGAAACGAGAATAGTGGGGTCATTATTCTCAGTATGTATCTTCAATATATCTTCATTAGTATTATTTGTATCTCTGCAGAGTAAACGGTCATTCTTTATTCTTTCCTTAATGAAGGATGTTATATCGTTAGAGTGTGTATGTATAATGCCTTTGTCAGCTTTATGATGCTCAATAATAGTTTTAATTTGATCGCAAATACCAGGTAATGCATTAGCTAGAGTTTTGTAATTAAGTTTATATTTTGAAGAAATATAAATTGGTGACTTTGCTGGTTCAAATGTACTATCTACTTCAATATACTCATAGTCAGTAATACCGAGAGATTTTGCAAAATGCTTGTGATCAATAATAGTCGCAGACATTAATACAACTCTTTCTCCGTGATTGAAAATATATTTTGATAGAGAGTAAGCTCTAAGCGGGGTAAGAATAACACGCTTTGAATCAATATCGATTACAAATTCACAATCCTGCCAGTGAGAATTTATAATCGTAAGGGACCGGTGTATGTTCTTAAGAAATTGATACTTTATTTTTTCGGTCTGCGTTATTAACTTTTTATTTGACCTATTCAAGAAAATATTAAGCTCGTCAGATATTTTTTCAATTAAATTACTAGTCCAAATATGAGCACGGTCTCTGTTATCAGTTACCAGTACTTCATAGGGTATGTTATAATTGCTTAGCTTTTCATAACTAATTTCTGCAGAAAATTGACGAATGAGCTCATCTTCAAGTTCTGACGCTTCATCGCATATCAAAAAATTCTTTTGCTTAATATGAGATGGTAGTGATAAGAACATTTTATAATTAAGAACGGCAAACTGCGATAACATCGCTTCATTACGTGCATTATAATAAGGACATCTATTTTCCACCCAACAACTATCACGCAACGTAGGTGCAAACGTGCAGGGAGCTAACTCCGCATCGTAGTTCTTATCAATATCGCAGATGTAATTTGTCTTTCCCTTTAGTGCATCTGTACCCTTAAACAGTTCTTGATATTGATCTTGTAATGATTTGGTTATAGTTAAAGCAAATGTACCAAAAGCGGGTTCATCTTTACATTCTTTTTCATAAGAATAATTCCCGTCAAAGTCGACCCTATATGCATCGTAATTGCGAATTAATTGCTTAAACGTTTCACTAGGTAAATCGCTTGTATTAGCAAGAGTCTTAGCTAAAAAGCTCTTGCCCGAGCCTGTAGGGGCACAGCAAATAACAAACTTCTTACCCCCGCTAAAAGCTTTCTCTATCTTATTAATTAAATTTACCTGAAGCTTACTCGGGGTAAAATCACTAGGAAACTGCGATATATAACTAGTCGTCACGACTTGATTATACTATATCAATTAAAATTAGCAATTACCTTTTTATTAAAAAATTTAGATGTCTTGAGTAATTTAATTTTGTTTGTCTGCTCTCTTATTGCGCTATTAGATAAGCAGAATGCATCTAAAGTATAATCAAATTCAATGCTAGTATCTGTACTTGAGATAGCAAAAGGATACGGGAGTTCATATAAAACTTTTTTATTTTCTTTCTCTAAGCCAAGAAGAGTGAAAATACAAAAGAAATCTTTAATACAAAAAAGTTGCAATTTCCCTTGCTTTACTGTCTTATTATCAACAGTAAACGAAGCCTTTAGTAAGAGAAAGGGCTTTATAATTTGTTCGATTTCTTCTATAGATGTCATGAGTTCATAAAGCTTACTTTTTGTGGAGCTGAAAGTCCAGCAAGCTTTTCATTAAAAAAATTCCAAAATGTCTTATTTGCAGGTATAACCTGTATAAGATCGCAAGCTATCATATTAATACATCGATAGTCTTGCATAAAAATGTCCCAAGTGATAATGAGATCTTTCATATTAGGGTCAAACTTAGGTATATTAATGGCACGTTTATAGTTTAACGCTAATCTACCCTCAGGGCTATTAAGCAAAGTTAAAGAATTCGTACAAAGCATTCGTCTTGTTAATCCAGCGCCCGGTTTCAGACGGCGGCGATTAAACTTTATTTCGACGACGTTGTTTAGCAGCAGACTTTTTAAGGTGGGCAGCGACGCTTTCATTATCATCTCCTCGTAGTGAACAGATACCAAAGATACGTTGCTCGTTTAAGAAAATACCTTTCTTAAGAGTGCCGTAACCCTCAATATCGATATTAGCAACCGGGACACCTAGATTGTTAGGAAAACAGACATATTCACCTTTCTTTGCATATCTAACATTAGGCCCTGCGAGGATTACCTCGCCAATTCTCCACGCTTTTGTATCAGTATTAACGGGAACATGTAGACCATTTCTAATAATACTAGATCCGTCTTCTGTTTCGTCAACAAAAGTACAGAGTAAAATATCATCAAGAACTGTCTTGAGGTTATACCCGTAAAACACAGAATTAAAAGAGTTTTTTGGGAGTGAAGAAAAGTCAATTAAACTCTTCGGGAGAGGTCCAAGCATGTCGATATCGGCTACCATATACGTTTAATTAGATAGGTTTTCTGAAAATGCAATGTATTGATTTATTTCTCTCTTTGAAAGCTCAAGATTATTAGCAAGCATTTCAATGTCATTATTTTCTTCTTTTTTTTCTTCTTTAACTTTCTTTATATAAGATATTCGCTTTGAGGTGACTCTTGGCATTACCGCGACAAATAAGCTATACAGATCTTTTTTGTCGTTAAAAACGCCAATGTATTTGTTTAGTATATTGCTAAATGTAGCAATAGATGGCGAGTACATGCTACACCATCTATTGAGCATATAGGGCGAAAAGTTGCTCTCTTCGTCTACAGAGTTAAAACAAGTTTTCTTTTTAGAAAAGAGTGTACTCGATATAAAATCAAATATCGTCATTAACTAATGACTTTTGTAGTTGCAAGAAAGATATCTTCTACCATTGCATAGAAGATTTCGATAATATCTCTCATAAACTGCTCAGCTTCTGTATCACCTAACTTAGTCGAAAAAGCAAATGCTGGGGCTTTCTTACCAGCTTCTATATTAATACCGGTATGACCGAGTGCTACATTATTCTTCGAATAGGTAATACTAACACTACACTTACCCTTCATCTGTGTAACGCCGCCTTGGTTATGCTCCTTATGAACCATGAGGTCGTCTCCGTCAACTTCAATAGGTGCTCTAAGATACTTGCTACTAAGGATATTAGCAATCTGCGTATTAAGAAGACGTTGAAACGCTACAGCGCCAAAAGGGTCTAAGTTAGGGATCTCCCAACAGAAGTTAATTGCATCGTCACTGTAGATATAATCAGCATTAAGGATATCTTCATTGTCAATCATACCTTCAGCCTCCACTTTCATAGGAGCTCTAAAAGCTACAATGTTACCAATGGGCAATGTATTCTTACGAAAATATTTGTAAGCAAAGCGATTGTGAATGAGATCTCCGTCGTATAATGGTACGTTAATAATCATATGCTATAATAATAACTGGTTAACTTGATTAATCAAGAGGTATATGGATGCCACTCACACTTTTTAAAGAAATCACGCCAGTAGTTATACACACGGTAATCGTTAGGTGTTCCCCAGCAGATATAATTCTTTACTTCAAATACTTTTACATTGAGACCTGCTTCTATATTCTGGTTAATAACATCATCAACGTAAAATTCTTCGTTCGTACGAATATCTTTACTATAGCAACCTTGCAAGCCACTTATAAAATATTCTGCTTTTCTATAAAACATTGTACCGATAATAGCGTGCGTTTTAAGAGGATCGTCAAAGACAAACTTTTTACAATATACATGTTTTATATTATTATCATCATCAACGTCTAACCAAGAATACATATTAGGATTAACTTTACTCGTTTGATTATTTCTAAACGACCAAACAATAACATCAACACTCTGATCGTCTAATAATTTCTTATATTCTTCGGTATCATAAAATACACCGTTATCGCAAGCAGAAATTAATATAGGCTTATCTAAGTCTATATTTCCGTCACGTACTCCGATTTCGCAGGTACAGGCTTGACCAGAGGTAACACCTGTTAAACAAACGATACTTGTACCACTAAAATACTTCGGTAGTATTGAGTCCAGCTTAAATTGCTGTACATGATCATCCTGAGCGACGAATATATTGTGCCTAGATTGCGGTAAGCACTTCACTGCCTGTACTATCATAGGCAAACCGTCTACATCTAAAAGAGGTTTTGGAGTTGTATAACCTTCATCAGCAAAACGGCTACCTCGACCTGCCATAGGCAGTATAAGCGTTACGTCGTTATCATGCTCAAGTATAGGTTGTTTAACGGATATATTTTTAAAATAATTTGACCAGCCTTTATAAATCTCTAAATCGTACGGTGTACCCCATTGTAGCATTTTCTCAATTTCAAATATACCAACCTTTAAACCATCTTCTACAAGTAGGTTATATACAAGGCTGACATAATACTCACCTTTCAAGTTAATATCACGATCTATAAGCTCTTGAAAATATTTCTTTAGAATAGCGCCGTTCTTAAAATAATATGTACCGTTCGATGCATACTCGTTCATCTTGTTATCGGTAAATGATTCTTTTTCCTTTATCTGAAGAAGTGTTTTATTCTCTTCTTTGCAGAAAGCGTAATTGTCACCGCCAAGCATATGGGGATGAAATCCGGTGTAACACGGTATCATGCCGTCGTATATACCATTAGCTGTCTGTTTTAAGAATTGGTTAAAATTCCAAACTGTACTGTAATCACAATAGCTTACAATAATCTCTGCGTCGTCGTTTATATGGTCTTTTATTTGATATATAGCATCAACAGGACCTTTTCTATTTTCATTCGAAACACTTATAATTTTACCGGTAGGAGCAATATTTGTAAGAATATTACGCATATCCGTTTCAGCTAAATGTCTTTCATTACAGATAAACGTAATATCCTTAATGCCGGAAAACATATTTACCACATGTTCGATAATTGGTTTTCCATCAACGTTTATTAGAGGCTTCGGATCCGTGTAACCGGCTTCAATAAATCTTCGACCAATACCTGACATCGGTATTATTAATTGTATGTTTCTACCCTGCATATTATACATCTACTTAAATTTTACACTTATATTTGCAATATGTGACATAGTCAGTGCAAATACCATGAACAATATCGCCAGGATATGTATCAATATCTTCTTTTGATAAAAGCGGTATTATACAGCTTTCAGTCAACGGTAATGTTAAATCATGTACCCAAAGATGTCGAGTACTAGTAAGTACGTATGTATCTATTGAATGGCAGAAATATTTTGCTGCTGTAAATTCTTTTAATTTGTAAGCCGCAGCAACATCCTTACAGTGGAGCCAGAGATACTTTAACCGTGGTTCTAACCACTCACGATTAATTTTATAGTCGGGTGTATCGTGACCTAACCAGAACTGATTATTGATATAGCGTATATCGATTTCAACTTCATATCCTAGCTGTATTGCGCAATCAATATACGACGGTCTGTTTTCCTTATCAGGTATAGGTCCGATAATATTACCTCTATGTGATATTAATTTCATAGTTCTTCAATTCGTAATGTTTTATCATCAATAAAACGGTCATAGTAAGGTTTATCAACACGAAGTTCGTGATACTTTACGCCCCATTCATCTAATTGATTTTTTGTTAAATCATACCAGTTGATCTGTTTTCTACTACCTCGTGACGTCCAATAAACGATCGTATTACCTGCTGCATATAGTTTGTTTATTTTTTCTATATTTTCCTTTATAGGAATTGCGTCATGGTAATTTCGAGAAGCTGGCGAAGTGCATATCGTTTCATCAATATCTACGTAATATATTTTCATACTTAACGTATAAATTAAAAGTCTGTCTTGTAGAGATAGGCGGTAGGCGCAATCCAATCAGTACTCTTGAGTTCAAATTTTATATTCTTCTCTCTCAAGAATCTCTCGACACCGCAGCTTTCTGTAAACTTACCATACTCAAATTCATCAAAAATAACGACACCACCAGGTAATATTCTATCCCAGAGATGTTTGAGTGCAAAATAGGTCGGTCTTTCTAAATCAACATCTATGTACAGCATAGAAATTCTAAAGCCAGGATTTTCCTCTACATAGCCTGGTATTGTCTGCTCCACATCACCCTGTACAAGCTCGTACCGATCTTTGCAAATACCAGCTCCATCGAGCCTCTTTATTACAGACTCGTACGTTAATTCATCGCTATTAACCCTATTATAAACGATGTTCATACACTCTTTATCGAGTTCACTGTCTTTATTAAGAATCTTGTTTGCATGAGCAGTGTCAAATATATCAAACCCGATAATTTTCTTATTAGAATTAGGACAGAATACGTTAACAAATTTTGCAAATGTTGCGATGCCAGAGCCTTTGAAAACACCGATTTCAACAATATCGCCAGGGAGATGTCTGGTATTAAGAAAGTGATTAAAGCGATGAAGCAGCTTACCTGTAAGTTTTATATCTTTCGAAAAGATAAAATCATTAAATGCTGCGTAATGTTCATCTTTTGGATTGTTTATGGTGTTCTTATTTGTTATATCGTGTATATTGTAATTCATAAAACCGTTAAAATACTATTATAAACTACACCATAACAGTAGTCAAGTCTACTTCTTAACGTTGTGTATTAAACTCTCTGGATGTATTCTTTAAAAAATTTTCGCAGATATACTGATATTCATCTCTCAGTTCGTTAGTAAAATTAGTTTCTTGTACGGGGAGATACTTTCCACCATGTGTGAGATGTAGGAATTGAAAGAACTTATGACAGCAGTAATATCCGCAGACAAGCTGCTCAGTACCGTGTATCTTGTACATCGATAATTTACTACAGGTGTTTTGTATTGAAGATGTTTCTATCGAACGATATGTTTCACCACTATGAAGCCCCATAACGTTAAGTAACGTACTCACTTTCCATATAGATGGATTAACGTTGTAGATGTAGGTGCTTGGATCCTCGGCCTTATAGAGAGATGCGGTGCAATCATCTGTTATACGGATATTATTTTCGTTATCTGATGTATAGTTAAGATTACTCTGTAAATCTATTCGATCAATAGAATTATTAACGGCTATAGAATGAAGACAGTCCATAATGATAGCATCTTGTGACACTAAAATATCCATATCATGGAGAAGCAGCATGTAGTCGTCTTTTAATTCACTGAGTGCTAACAACCTACTTGCATACGGTAAACTGTCATCATAAAAAATTATTTGCGTGTAATTCGTGGATAAATTGTTTAAAATTTCACTCTCTATATTTTTATTAATAAGGAGAATTTTCCTCTCATATTCAGCTATGTAGCTAGTTTGTACGTTGAGAATATCAATGTATTCGGAATGAGAATACACAACAATAGGTAATATACTTTTATTCATTTTTTATAGAGCGATAATATGAAGAACATAATATAGTCGTAATAATTGTTATGACATATATTATATTTTTCAAGCAATTTTGTTCGCTGGTATTGTTTAAATGTAATACTATTAAATGTCGGCTCACACTCGTAATTTACTTCATAAGATATATTATGACGTGTAAATTCATTAAGCATTTCCGCTATGTTGTATTTTTTATTAATTAAAATAGATAACTGTAAATCGTCGTTTCCTTCGATAGATGAAAAACTAATTACTATATCTGATAATTCACGTTGAGGGTATATGTATTTTTCGTAATCTTTTTTTCGCCCATCTATTTGCTTTTGTATTTGCTCTGGTGTATAGTTTCTCGACGCTGTATCTCTAGCTATCTTCCATCTTGTTTTTAATTCTATATCAGTATCAATAAAGATCTTTAAATTGTATAATTCGTTGTTGTGATGATAAAGACTATGTAACCCGCAAACAATAACATTATCAGAATTATTAATTTGCTCGGTTTCAGTAAATTTACCATTCTTGTGATCATAGTTAACGTGATACACCTTCTTACCAACTTTAAGATCGAAGATGTCTTTGTTCATCTTCGCAATATAATTCGCATCCGGGTTTAAATGAGTGTATTTTTTCCAATTTTCGTCACCACGTTCCCATTTATGATACCTATCACATTCAAGTGTAAAGGAATTAGAAAAATACTGTTTTAATATATTACTGAGAGTTGTTTTACCTGATCCAGAGTCACCACAAATAGCGAATACGTTGCATGAAGATAATATTACGTTGTATTCGATATTAAGTGATTTGTATTTTATTTTATTATCGTTTAAATGATGAAATAGTAATGTTTCTGATACATGGCCGTGTTGTGAAATGAGATCTTCAATCTTTGTAAATATATCAAAATACGAATCCATTACAGCTGATTGACCGTAAGCAAAAATATCGCATAAAACAGGATCGTTGGGATTTTCTAATCTCGATGTATCGATAACGCTTTCTTCTGGAATGTAAATTATATCTTCCTCAATTTTTGCGCTAAAGATGTCATTAGTTATGATGTTAAGATCAGGTCGATATTTTATAACGAGATCGTATTTTTTATTATTAATATCTTCGTTTATTTTTTTTATTTTATTAAGCTTATAATATTTTTGCCAAGTATTGATGATATCATCTCTTACATCACCATATTTTATAATATTGCTTTCCTTTAAAGTTGCAATAGGGGAGAGTATTTTTTCAATATTATCAATTGCATTGTCATATGAATTTAGATATCTATCATCTTGGTATTCATTTTCTGTTATATGCAAATATACATCTACATTTTCAAACGCATCAAGTATCTTCTCTTTAATGAGAGGTATATTGTCGCCGAAAGATCTAAAATAACCTGATATGAGAAGAGCGACGTTCATACGTTAGACTTCAAATGCTCTTCAACCATATGTAAGAAATGTGTAGGGTCGAAGCTCTTTTTAAAAAAGTTTTTATTATTCATAAAATGAAATAAGTGTATATCTACAGTTGTAAGTGAAAGTAAATTGTTACATAGTGCGAAAATTTTTAATCCTCCGCCCTCTCCTATATGAATATTAAAGTTAGATTTTCTCAGTATATTGAGGTTTCTTGTTATTATTTCTTTACTATATAATTTTATAGTATCATCAACAGTCAAGTCAATAATGTTTGTTAGTCGACTGTTTATAATGTCTTCATATATACAAAAGGTATTATGTATTCTATATTCATGACAGTCAGAATAGTTCTTTTCGCCAATTAGAATGACTCTTGTGTTGTAGCGATGTAGTAAATCGATTAAATTGTTTTTAATATGTTCATTCCAAGGTGTACGTATATCACCGTCGTTTCCAGATATAACTTTTGTATTAATTACAATATAGTTATTGTATAATGCTGCTTCGTCATTAAACGAGTCAACTATATCCATAGAGTGCGGAGCGACTTCAAGTGCTGCAGCGATGACATGTGGTAAAACGTGTGGTAGATCGTCTCCCGGTATAACTCTTACGTTATTCATACTTGCAATCGAGGTTAACAAGTAGTCTCGAAGCAATTCGTAGTATTCTTCACTATATTCGTTTCTCAATTCTTTAATTAACTTATCATTAAACTGAATCTCGAAATCAACGTGCTTGTTATTAGCAAATATGGTAACATACTCCCAGAGCAACGAAAGTCCGAAAAGTAATGATATTCTCACTGTTGGTCTTGTTGTCATATCAATATGTGCCAGTTAGAAGGCTGTTGAGGCTCGATGTTTTGTATACGTCTATCACGTAAACAACCACCGCTTCTATGATCAGGTAAAAATGGATGTAGATAAATTGAACGGTTCTCTAGTAGACCGGTTCTACAATCTAATAGATAACAAAGCGAGCACCATACAGAGTCTATTACATGTATATCTCCTGTCGAGTGTTCTATGACCTTTATCATCTCTAGCATATTAGGTGTGCTCAAGTTAAGATTTATATAGGGTGTATTATTTTGCTTATTGAAAGTAATCTCCCTATGAGAGATACCAGGTGTCGGGTTGTCGTGATATACTGCGTAGTTTGACCCGTGCTTTGTAACAAATTCGTCATATATTTTTTGCTCGTGTACATCATCTCTCTTAAAATCAAAGCAGTCTATTCGGGTATTGTAAGGTATATCGTATGCTGTATAAAAAAGCTCTATAAAATGGTCACGGCAAGGGTCATATAATTTACCGAAAGCTTCTCTGTAAGGGTCACTGGGAGGACGATAGTAATCGAGGTGACCATGAAAAAGAAAATCATACTCGCTAGATGAAAAGGATTTAAGTATGTTTTCAAAATTATGTGTCAATTCACTTAAACTATAAAACACACCTTTCACCCCTTGCTTATCAGCGACGTAATAATCAAAAAGATCCTTTGAATCTGTTCTCATTATCACAGTCATGTCACTGTATCGAGGTAAGTAAAAATTAATTAAGGGTAGACAGTTCATTATATCTGTCATTCCTTGATGGAAATATAGTAACCCTTTTTTCATTTTCGTTATTTAAATCGGTTCAAGTTAATTTTCCAGGCACTGTTCAAACCGTTATCGATTAAAACGCATTCGCTTTTGTTAAAGTTTTTAGTAGTAAATCCCATTTCACTATTCCATCCCGCTACACTTTTATCGGAATATGATACATCAATAGTATCATCATACGTCTCAACTATTTCGCCAATTATACCTTCCGATGGTACTTTAACGCGTATATATTTTTTCCAAGGCGATGCTTCAACGTGTTCCGTTTTTGTAAAAAACGTGACATTTTTATTAAAAAAGCTATATTCAAATCGCTTATTAATATCGAGAAATGTTGGCGATACTATTACCGTTATCGGAGTGTCATTTTGCGCAAATAATACATTGCACATCCCACCGCCGATGGCACCGGTAATTTGTTTTGCATTGTAGAACAATAGTATCTTCTCTTTTGTTGTGAGAGTTTCGGTAAAAACTTCTTTATATCCAGATGCTATTAGCTTGTCAACAAGACAATCTTCATTAACTAAAAGTCTACGTGTTGTGTAATTCGTCCCTATGTTCTCTAGGTTATTATGCTTCCACGTCCTCCTGGATATGTATATCTGCTCTGGTGTGCTTGTAACTGAACTCGATGAAACAACGGTCTCAACTATATTACGGTAAAAGTCGTATATTTCTTTTCTCGGCGGTAAGTTAGAATCGATATCATGGGTAAAGGAGTTTGAAATATATACGTCGCGATAAAGTACATCCTCACGTGTAAGAATAATATCCTTATCAACATCGATTCCTGCAATTTGCAGGAATTCCTTTACAAAAGTATAAAAATCGTGCTTAACAGCGTTAGGATAATTCATTAGTAATTTTAAATTACTAATACGTTTTTTAAGGTAAAAAAAGGAAAGTAAAATAGGTAGAGTGTCGTATATAAAATGATAATAATTATCCGTATTGTAAACAAAGAAAAATACCGGTGTATCTTCTATCGTACTATATGAACTAGAAAAAATTTGATCATACTCACTGACTATATCTTCGTTCTTAAGAGACATTGCTCTTTCTTTCAATGGGGTATAGAGCTGTTTATCCTTTATACTATACAAAAGGAGATTCGGATAAACAAGAGATTTACCAACAATGACACTGTCATCTAAATGATAGATGTTAATTATGCGCCCGTTTTCATCTACAGGTAAAAACGTCTCCTTATCTTGAATGAGATTAAAATCGTTTATTTTCATATACTAGTGATCCAAGATACATGCACGTCGTTATGTCTGAGAAACTGATACACGCCTCTCGCGTGACCTCTTAATAAAACAGCCCACATACCGCAATTACCTGAGTGTGTGACTATATATTTAGCCTTTGAGAGACAATATGTCATACCAAGCATCCGTATACCAAATTTCGGTCTATCTGTCTTATCAATTACATGATGCATAACGAGACCTTGATTTCGATTTATTAAAGGCATTTCTCGTACTGCAAAACTGTTTGTAAATGTTGCACAAAAAGCTTCTTTAAATTCTAATTCGTCTGTCTGTACTAAAAATTGTATGGAAGGGTTTTGCGATTGTATTTCGCTACATTTTTCAAAAAAATCATTATATGAAGCAATGCCCGTCTCTGTACATTTATCATTACCTCTATAAAATACAGCAGCGGTGTTATTATAGTCGATATCATATTTTTGCTCAATTTTATTTACAAATTCTTCTACCACATCGCCTATAGTAAAGTATTGCTTTATAAAAGCATTTATATTATTAAAATCGAGATCCTTGTAGGGTGCAAATTGATAATCATGATGAAAATCTATCGGCGGTACCGGTAGCATTACCTCGCCTTGCTGCATAGCTTCTTTAAAGAAGAGGTTATTTACATCTTCATTAAGATCTAATGGATCGATCTTGTAATTATAAAATTGTTTCGAGGCGTCAATCTTTACAGGTAATTGCTTATACCGGTTATAATACTGAATTATATCAAATAGCTTGACCGAGCAGCAAGAAAAAAAACCAGCATTATGATCTACTACAAGAGTATCTGTCATACATCAATTGTATTAAAATATCTTGCAACCGCCACATAAAAGTTATATTTTGTCAAAAGTAATTTTTTATTATTTGTCTGTAGGGCTGATTTGCTCTGTAAGAATTGTTTAAGTTCATCGACATTATCTAATGTCGTAAGCTGATAGACATTATCAAAGAAGCGAGACACATCAGGGCATCCATAATAGATAGGTGTCGTGTCTGTTAAGATACAGTCAGTGAGTTTTTCTGAGAAGTAATCCGATTCAACAGAATTTTCAATAGCTATAGAAAATTCATAATCTAACAATCCATCCTTTTTATTAATTAATGTACCCTTAATGCGTTCATCATTAATACCACTCTTCTCCCATTCATTACCGTAGATATCTATATCTAAATCTGTATCGAGTATCTGTTTTACAAAATTAACTCGTTTTGAGTATATAGCCTGTGGATAAGAATCAACACTATTATAGGAAGTTATAATGCTACACTTTTTTGTTTTTGTAAAACTATTATTAATATAATAATCTAAATTTTCACCGTTATAATAATCGAAGTGAGGAGCTAGTAGCCCGGGATAATATATATATTGCGGGTTATCGTGCTTTACATGGTGAATAATATGTTGACAACGAGCTTGTAAGTATTGCTCAAAATAACAAGCCCAGGTTGGTTCAAGCATTACCCCTAGTGTCTTTTCACGAGGAAAATCAAGATGTTTTTGCGAAAAATTTACAACAACAAGAAAATCAAAATTATCTTCAATAGTAAATTGAAAGTCTTTATTTTGATTTTCACTTGTAATAAAGACTCTACTAAATCGCTCAAAAATTTGCTCGTCTGTGCACCAGTTACAGGTTAGTCTTATCTTTTTCATTTATAAAAGGACTCCATGTAGTAATATACTGCTCAAGTTCGGATTTATTCATTTTATCTACCTTGTCAGCTTCAATAAAATTATGGTTGTAATAAGGGTGATTATTTCTTACAGCATTCTGGTGAAAGAGATGAAAACAAATCGAATAGTCTTTTGTATCTCTATAATCTTTTAATTCAAGTTTGAGAATTCTGTTAATAATTTCGTTGTCTTCAGCTCCCCAAGCAATAAAATTTGGATTATATCCGCCTATTTTATAGAAGAGCTCACGATTAAACATAGCAATACCACCGACACTTGTATGTCTTGTAGGTGTACATCTTACCCCGAAATAATCATCACCGTAGCCGAGTTCAAGTTTTTCAAGTGGTGGTAATTCTTCAAGAAGTGAATTATAGTTATATACTGCATCAATAAATTTTTGATGTAATTGATATGAGGTATCGATGAAGAAGCCGTTATACGGGAACGCAATTACACAATCTTTCTGCGTTATAAGCGCATTATAACACTCGTCAATAGATTCCTTTGGTACAATTGCATCTGTATCAATTTGTATCAATACATCTGTTGTAGCAAATTTTGCGGCTGTATTGAGCCCCCAAGGCTTACGGTAGTAACTATTATTTGATATAAAATAAAAACTTGTATTCTTTGGCCACTTTATATTATTAAGTTTTAGACAATGTACCACGTCATCTTCAACAATAATAAATTTAGCACCTATATACAAATTACTATAGTAATTGAGAATTGTTTGGAGATTACGTACACGATCATCACTATCGTAACGAAAATGCATTATGAATGTAATGTTTGTATTAATATCGTTCATTTTATTATAACTCCAATACCTTTCTCTTGATTTTGTTCAAATAAAAATTCTTTATACTCAGCAAACTCGCCTTGTTGCTTAATTTCTTGCCATAAATCATGTACCCCGCCTTCCTCATTTTTGCCAATATCATGAAAAGCAACAATACCACCCTTACGAACAAGTGAGCCATACATTTCGTAATCTCTCTTTACACCATGATAAGTATGGTCACCATCGATAAAAAGAAAATCAATTTGTTCATTCTTAAATATATCTTTTGCTTTATCAAAGGTAGATTGTTTTTGTGAAGCATCAGGAATTAGATATAATTTTGTTTTTTTTGCTTTTGCCCAAGCCGGCCAAGCATTTTTATAATTATCTTCCTGCTTAGCTACACGCCAATCATGAGGCCCTACGAAATTACGTACTGGTAAATCGATTGATAAAACCGTAGAGCCTTCTTGACTATAATGAATAAAGTGTTGCAATGTCCATCCATATAGAGATCCAATCTCTATAATTTTAGATGGGTTGAGGTTTTTATACTCATTAAGTAAACCTTCAAATTCTTGAAAATTTTGACTGTTAAGTTCATTTTCTGCTATAATCATTTTTTATTTGTTTTAGGGTTTTTATTACTTGCTCTTGACTAATATATGGTGGTTGATTTGGATAATGACCGTGTTTTTTAAGATATAACTCCCGGCCACCGTATACATTTTTCTCCCACTGTTCAGATTTATTTGCAATTGAAGAATTATCAATAGCACCTGGTGCCTCAGTTAATAGCTCATGACTATTTGCAAGATCTGCAAACCACCAAAAAGGAGGATGATAGCCTGCCTTAATGATGCAATATGTATGATCTACGTGCTCCCAAGCGTTGTAAAATTGCTCGTCAATATACCCGACTTCTTCAATTACTTTTCTTGTAAAGAAAGAAAACATAGCCACTGTATGCTCATATAATGCAATCTTAACCGTCTTATAATCAATTATAAGTTTAGGATTTGGCTCTGTATCTTGACTTAGAAGATGTCGATTATGCAGATCAAAATTCTGAATTGATTGCTTACGATTAAAAGGTGAACCAGGTCCATAGTTGAAATGCTGTATTCCTGATACTTTACTCGCTTCAATATATTGCTTAAAAATTGAAGAATCTTTAATAAGCATATCATCTTCAATAATAAAAATATAATCGCATCCTTTTTCAAAAAGATCTTGTATTGCTAGGTTTTTTGCTTTACCGACACCTATTCTCCCACTAGTGTGTTTTACAAAATTGACTTTTGGATGCGTATGTATAGTTTTCTTATCACCATCGTCAATAATGATGAGTTCGCTAATATTGGCGCTTACTCTATCAATGGTATCTAGTAAATTATTAAGATACTCAGGCCTTTCACATGTAATTATACCAACTCCTATTTTATCCATGGTTAATTTATATATTGTATCATAAATATAATCAATGGCAACAAATCCATCCAATAGTACTTCAGTTAGTATAGTTAATTTACCGCAAGCGCAGCTTGCTACTGCTACAGATTATTTGATCTTACAAACATCAAATGGTACACAAATCATTCCTTTTGGTAATTTTAATGTCGTACGTACAGATATTAACGGAAATGCGACTATTGTAGGTAATGTTACTGGTTCAAATGCATATTTTACGGGTAATGTTGGTGTTAATTCGTTGACAGCATCAAGCTTTTATACATCGAATCCATCATATGGCGTTGATATCGGTTGGACGGATTTAGCTCCAATATTAGGTATTAATAGCAATAATTATTATGACAGTTTTACTGTTGTTAATGGACTGGTAATAAGCGCTACACCAACGAGTGTTGATTATTTTAATAACCCTATTTATACATCTTTAAATGTACAGCTCACTGCTCTTTCTGCACAAACTGTTGGTGTTGGTGGTACTGTATACTCAGCATTAACAAGCTTATCATCAACAACAAGTACAAATCTTTATAATACGTCAGCAGCACTTACAACACAAACACAAGCAGGTACAGCATATGCCTATGCACTTAATAATACAAACCTGCAGTTAATGACTGCTTATGCTACAGCTTTTTATGATAGCACGACCACTGGTACCATCTACCAATTAGTAGGTAACCCAGCTGGTGCCGTTGGTGCCGCGACAATAACTTTTCCAAACTTTTTTGTAAATAGTGCTCTTAAAGCAAATAATATTCAAGCATCAAATTTCATTATAACACCTAATGCAACAACGTATGCACAGGCTTCAGCGTTTTCAGTTATTTCACCGTTTGTATCAGCAGGTACAATTAATACAGATCCGAGCGGAAAGAATTTATTAGTTACTATTGCTGCTATTTCTAATACGAGTACGTGGCCTGCCGGATTTACAAGTAATCCAATTCCCATTAACGTGCGCATACTCGCAACGTATAATGGTTATTATTAATTTATTCGCCTAAATTTTTAGCACGAATAATTCCAGTACGGAATTTCTCTTCATTAACTTCAGCCTGTTGCGTATCTTTCTGATCAGTTATCAACTTAGCCATTAAATCTAAATTTTTTTCATCAAGAATACTTGTCTCATCAACAACTGCATTACCTTCGCTATTAATATAAAGTTCGATCATCGCAATACGTTCTTCTCTTGATCCAAATACTTCAATGACAGGCGGACGATCTTCATCAGGAAAGAACGGTGATGTACCGGTGCGTGTATAAGTATGCTCGATAGCTTTAAATAGATTATCAATTTCCTTAATATACTCTTCGTTAATATTTCGCGATTCGCGAGCTTCTTTAGGAATAGGTGAAAACTTAGTAATAGGTGTAAAGAAAATAATATCAAGTGAATGCATTGTTTCTTTTATAAGAGGTATACACTTCTTAATAAATTCATCACTTATTTGTGATGAATTTTTGCTATTAGCCCAGAGCGAATATACAAGATTATCTAATGGGCATCGATCGAAGAGTACATAATCATCTTTTGATGTTTTCTGAATATCATTAAGAAGACAATTGAGAATGCGCCATTGACCGTCTTCTGTTACTTGATCGTTAAGTGGTATATTTTCTTCTTTAATTATTTTACGATACGATTCATCCGACCTCTTGTACATTGGCCATTTTTTAATAATATCATCAATTAGTGTACTTTTACCTTGACAGGCTGAACCGGAAATCGCAATACGCATATAGTCTATTTAATAATAAATTTTATTTTATCAAATTACACACGCAGTGCTTTATCCCAAATTACCAATTGCAAACGAGGACTAAAATTCACGCAGAGCGCTTTTGCATACTCTGCTACTGCTACACTACGCTCAACGTGCTCGTTTCGCGACCCGCAACACGGCATAAACCAAATATGACTCTTCGGTATATTAATACCGTGCTTATCATCAACATACTTCTCCCAAATCTCATTAATATCCTCAGCAACATTAATAACAAACTTAAAACCCGAATGGTGAGCTTTATGCCATTTAAGAACTTCAGGCTTATAAGTTTTTTCCTCTGGATCGCCATTAGAGCGAAGCTTAGGGGATGTAGTAAACGTTGCCTTAAATTCTGTTACCCAACGTTCGTCTGGTAAAATTGTCGCGTTTGTCTCAAAGTCGATACGCGGTATAAAACCATAACGCTCTCTAAATGCTTCCATAAAGCGTAAAAGTGGTTCTTGTCTAAGCATCGGTTCACCGCCGGTGATTTTTAAAATAGCTCTGTCCTTAAGATGTTTAATAAAGTTATTTTTTTCATAAAATTCAAACATATCCTCGAAACTCCATTTATTTCTTTTCGACCATGAGATATATGAGTCACAGCCATGAGGCGAGTCTGGGCTTGCAAACGCTTTACAGGTTAAGTTACAACCGAAAAGTCTCAAGAATACTGATGGTTGACCTATAAACATACCTTCACCTTCGATAGTAAGGAATCCGGGCCCATCGTCACTGATTAGCAAATAATTTTCATCCATAAAAATATTATGTATGCTATTATAGCGATTTCAACTTTTTACTTAAATCCATTACAAATTATATAAATATTAATATGACATATAACGGCTTTGTTTATATATGGTTTGATACTTATAGAAAGATGTTTTATATTGGTTCGCATAAAGGTAGCGTTGATGACAAATATATTTGCTCGAGTAGACGGATGTATCGTGCTTATAAAGCGCGATCGATGGATTTTAAGCGTCGTATTTTGAAATATGTAGAAGATAAAAGTGATATAATATACTGGGAGCAATATTATCTAAATATGATTAAGGATACCGAGCTACTATATAAGGGTGGTAAGTATTATAACGTAAAACGAATTGCTGCTGGCGGTGATACAACCGCTCATTTACCGGATCGCGAGGAAGTTATTAAGCGAAGGTACGGTAAAAAGCACAGTGAATCAATAAAACGTGCTATAAAAAATAGAAGTATTGAGATTAAAACATTGCATCAACAACGACGAAAAATATCTTTACAAAAAACCTTTTCTAATCCTTGCTATAGTAACTATCAAGATAAGCCGTTTGACGTTTTTTTGAATAACGTATTTTATAAAAGATACAGAAATAAAGAGCAGTTTATATGCGAGCAACAATGCGAACGAACGAACTTTAATCAAAATTTTCGTAAGGGTATCTGGATAATTAAGCAAAAGCGTAAGCATAACTTTGTACCTGGTGATGTTCTTACATTTAAGTATGTTGTGTTTGATTAAATATTAATAGATGAAAAAAACAAAACGCACTGCGAAAGCAGCCGCCGTTGTAACATCTAAAATTAATGATAATACATTAGTTAAGGATAATTCACCCTATGTAGCCCAGAGAGAAAAAATTGATTTTACTCTTAATGTTCGAGAGCTTCCTTGGACAGATAAACAGAAAGAGATTATAAGTCTTTTTCTTGATAAGAATACAAAACTTATGATTCTCAAGGGACCAGCTGGTACATCGAAAACTATTCTGTCGATGTATCTCGGTTTACAGCTTCTGAATTTAAAGAAAGTATCTGATATTGTTCTTGTGCGTTCAGCGGTAGAGAGTTCAGATTCAAAGCTTGGTTATCTACCTGGTGATATTAATGAAAAGGTTAATGTTTATATGACGCCATTTAATGAAAAATTTTCTGAACTCGTCACAGAGCCTCAAATTCATCGCTTACATAAAGATAATCGCATTACAATTTGCCCTATTAATTTTGCACGCGGTCTTCACTTTGCTGTAAAGTTTGTATGTTGCGATGAGAGTCAAAATCTTACAATTCGTGAACTTCAGACACTCTTCACCCGTATGGGTGAATTCAGTAAAATGATTATATGCGGTGACCCAGATCAATCCGATTTACCATATGGTAAATCAGGCTTTAATACTGTATATAAGGCTTTTGATAATGACGATGCTAAAGCTCATGGTGTACATTGCGTAGAATTAACAGAGGACCATATTGTTCGCTCTGAGCTCTGCCGTTATGTTACCCATGTATTCAAGGGAATTATACCTATAACAAATACAAAAGAAATAAATTCTAAAGAATACAGACCATCAGAGTTTAAATCTCATTAAGAGCTTTTAGTTCTGCAAGTGCTCTAATAACTGCATCATTAGCTTGTTGTATATCGCTTGCAGATTGATCTTTTAATGTTGGTTTAAAATTAATATTTGTTTGACTATCAGACGTAAGTCCGTATTCTTGAGCTATTTTTGACAATGTTATTTGTAATTGATCTACAAGGGGATCTGGCTGTCTCTCAATAAGAGCATCCATGCTTATATTAGCCGGTGATGCTGTTACTGCTACATGCCCGATTGGCTTAACTTGTGTATTATATATAGTTTCAAGTTTTTGATCATTATTAAAAAAAGAATCAACAAAATCAGGAGCTAACTTACCTTGAATTTTTAAATGGTCTGATATTTCACCGCCATAAAGCTGGTGAGTAAACTCTGCGTTCACCGACTTCCCCAGCTAATGTTATCAAATAACCCTGAATAACCATTTGTTACATTATTACGTAGTGGGACAGGCTGATTATTAGGTGTAGGGTTAGTTGTTGTTACAGTAGTTTGTGTGATTTGTTCAAGTTCCTCAACAGGGATATGTGTCGAAGCAGCTTGTTCGTTGACAGTTGTCGGTGTTTCGGTTATCTGTTTGTCAGAACTATTAACAATCGACCAAGCTGTTGTTCTGACTGATTCAGAATAAATTGCTGAATTCGCTTCATGCTCAAATACTTCTACTTTTTCTACCCAACAACGATCACCATACTTTTCATTAAGATATGTTTGAGCTGCTTTGTAGCACCATTCAGCTGTTTTTTCAATTCCAACAGCATCCATGACACGTAGATCGCATCCACCAGCATCATGTAATTGATGAAATAATGGTAATAATGGATCATCTTTTGAGATGCAAAGTGTATGATCGAATTGTTTATTAAGAATAGCTTTAAGGTCCTTTAATCCACCGAAATCAACTGACCAGTTATTACTGTCGAGTTCGCGACATTCAAAATGGAATTTTGCCTTAAGTTGATAACCGTGAACTAGATGACAATGACTATGGGTAGCTCCAAATTGTCTGAAGGCACAAGATCCAAGATCGATAAGTTTAGTACTCTGATAACTCATAAAGATAGTATGACACGGAAAAGTTGAAAATCAACAGAAAAAGTTATTATTTGTCCACCGTTCCTCTTCTCAACTCCATATTCTCTATTAGTTATTCCGCGTGAAAAATAAATCAACTAGGAGAGTAGCGTTTTCAATAAATTATTTACCCTCTGATTAAAACTTTCATGAGCGTGTTTGCTTATCTCAATGGCTGCAATACGTTTTTGAGCTTTTTCCTTAGATGATGAAGCCCCGGGTACTGTATGCATCTTACCGTTTTTCTTATAACGTACCTTATAACCTGCTTTGGATTTTTGTATATTATATGGCATAATTTATCGTCTTCTGTTAGGTGGTGTCCTATTAGTTAATGGATGAGATGGTAGTTTCATTTCTAATTCATCCTTTCTTGTTGGTGGTTTAACAGGTACACCTGTCTTTGTATGTGTAGCACCTTTTGTTACCGGTACAGCAGGGGTCATAACTTTAGGTGCCTGTTGTGTGGTATTAGTTGTTGATGCTGATTGTTGAGTAGCAGTAGTTTTTTGTACTTCAGGTGTTTTACCGGCTAAAAGATCTTGAACTACAGGGTCTTCTTTCTTACTATCCGCTTGTCGATAAAATAATGTAGAGTTTCTGCTAATATCTCTATCTGTAAGCCCTGGTACTGCTTTTTTGAGTGCCTTGTTGACACCATTCATATCATTAGCAATGTCAATCTCACGCCTTTGATTTGCTGATAGCTTTGGATATTTTGTTTTAATAAATTCGCGGTACGGGTTTAAATATTTTTGTTTGAATTCATAGCTTTGACCGTATCTTCTAATAGCATTATCAATTCTTTCAGGTGTAGCAGCGATTGTCTTTCCTACACTTGCAACAGCTCCACCAATATTCGTCACCGCACCACCAACTCTATTAGCTATAGCAGCACCTTGCGTACCTCCTAACGCGCCATAAACCTTCCCAGCACCTTGTATTGCTTTACCTGCTAGTTGTCCTAATTTACCTAATCCTTGAACTGCTCGACCTGGAGCCTGAGCAGCACCCTTTATAATACCTTTAGCTATTTTCTTACCGATGGGCTTTTTTGAAGCTGCATCAGATGCGCGCTTTGCAGCATTCATATAATCGGATAACGTACCTTCATTTAAAGCAAGTTTTGCTAAATTATTAAAATTATTATTCATTGGCAATATAATATTTATAGAGATTTGTAATATCTTCATCCGTTAAACCTCTATCTTTTAGAAAGACCTCTACGTCATCAATGGATTCAGCTGCTTGAAGAATTTGTAATAAAGGATCATCTATTGTTACATCAAGAGCTAGTAAGATAAATTCCTTTAAACCGTTGAGATTATTATTAATATTGGCAAGTCTTTCAAGATGCTCATTCGGAATATCCATTACTGACATATTACCTTCATGATCTGGTACTACAACGAGTACTTTTGTAAATTCTTGATCTTCAGCTAAAACATATCCTTCATAACCATTACAGTTTGAAAGATCAGCACTTTGACTGACGCTAATAGGGTCAACTTTGATACGTACTTTTTTTAAAGTTACCTTCTGTAAACTCTCTAAAATGACTTGATTATACTTCATCCTTATTATTTATGTTGAATTAAGCTAAGTCGCTAGTATAATAAGCATATGTCTGAATATACAAAAGAGTATAAACTTAAATTTGCTAACGGAAATCATCCTCATTCATCTGAAGAGAGACAAGCTATTATCGATAACGCTTCAAAAGCATATGAAGCCTATCTAGACGCTCTTGGCTTTGATTGGCGTAACGATCCAAACAGTACCGGTACACCATTGAGAGTAGCTAAAGCATTCGTCAATGATCTTGCAAGTGGTTGTTATGATAACCCTCCGAAGATTACATCATTTCCTAGTAATGGATATGATGGAATGGTGTTTCAAGGTGGTATCCCTGTAAAGTCACTCTGTAGCCATCATCACCTTGCTTTTACCGGTGTCGCACACGTTGCTTATATACCCTCTGCTGAGGGTCGAGTAATCGGGCTATCGAAGCTTAATCGAATTGTAGAATTTTATGCCCGTCGTCCACAAATTCAGGAAGGTCTCACAGTGCAGATTCATGATGCTATTAATGGCGTATGTGAGTTGAATAAGGGTGTTGCTGTCATGGTTAGCGCTACGCATACCTGTGCATGTCTTCGTGGTGTAAAACACGATGGATGTGAAATGAAGACCTCAAAACTTAGTGGAGACTTCTTAGAGGATGGTGCTACAAGAGCTGAATTTTATAACTTTGTAGCTAATATGAAGAGCTAAACGCCTCTCTTAACATCTACCAAAGCGTTGAGCCGTCTAATAAACGGCTCTCCTATTAATACTTGCTGTTCATTCTCAGCACGATCAGCAATACTAAATGTTACATCATTGTAACTTTTGTTGTTTAAAACAATATTAAGTACAACCGTTGGGCGGCTTTCGATGTTACCGCTACCAATATTAATATCAATACTGCCAGTACGAGGGAGTGTAATTTTTTTATCATTGATGGTGGTAAAGGTTATGGTATCATCACCATTGTCATCAATATCTACACCGTGTAGTACATTGTAGGCTTCATTTCCACTATCTATTTTTGCGACAACAGATCCAATCCCATCTATTGTTATATATTCTGTAACACCGAGAATAGGTCTATTTTGTGTAAAATCTTTAAATGTTTTCATAAAATTATTTTTTCTTCCAAGATATTCGTTTAGAACTTCTTTTAAGTCTCTTCCTACTATTACACATGCTCATTGTCGGTCTACAGGCTGGGTAACCTCTACGTTTTTCTCCTTTTTGTCTACCACACGCCTTACCTGTCTTACAGTCAACCCATCCTTTACCGTGATTACGTGTGAACCATCCATGAAGACCTTGTTTTTTCTCTTTCTCAAATCCTTCTAGGATAAAATTAACTAAAGAGTCAAATTTCATTTTTTCTTCCAGATTTTACCTTGACGGCACTTTACTACTGCTCCAGATTTATAAGCAGATGTCTTTTTACCATATACAGAATCAGCTCTGCGTAAGCAGCGATCGCGTTTAACTTTTTCTTCAGTTAAGAATTGCTTAAAGGTTAACATTTCCATCTCCTTCTTGCAGCGCATCCTCTTGTCTTTTTACCAGCGCATCCGCCAGCAGGAATCCAAGCAGAACTTCTAGCACAAAAGCTTTTTCTACGTTTTGCAGCCTTGGATCCCTTCTTCGCCTTCCCAGTGACTGGCGCTTTAAGATGAGAGCCTGTAGCGCGATTGTACTTAGCTCTACCCTTAGCTGTTAGACCACCCCCGCGACTAACAGGCAGTTTTTCACCGCGCTTAATAGATAAGCTAGGTCCACCTTCTTCAAGTACTTGTATAAAACGTGATTCGAACAAACATTGCATAATAATATTTAATGTGAGAGAATAAATATTTACGTATGCGTAGCTATATTGACGATCTTAATGCACTTTATAACACAAAAATTTTCTTAAAGGAAAGTGCTGACCTTGGACCAGAAGGTATTGGACTGCCTTACGGTGAATATTCAGAGGAATGCGATGATTGTAAGAATGGCGCGCCGATGAGAAAGTGTTTAAAGTGTAAGATGCCTGCAACAGAGTGCGATTGCGATGAGGAAGAAGTTGCAAGTGAGGATGAAATCATCTTTTCAAGAGAACATCCGCACGGTGAAGAGGATGATTTTGCAGAAACAGGTGAACATCCTGAACATAAAGCTTCTAATATGGTAAAGCAGAATTTATATAGAATCACAAAAATGGCTGCTATGTTATATGATATTATTCCTGATGATGAAAATATCGAACCATGGGTGGCAGATAAGCTAAGTAAAGCGACAGACAATATTAATAGTGTTCTTGGTTTTAAGGACTACGAAGAATATAAGAGACGCGTAGATCATGATATTGAAATTGAAGAAAAGACAGAACAGGATCTCTATAAAAGCATAGATGACGGCGGTGAATCTTTAATTAGTAAAATTAAAGAAATTATGCGTGGACAGCCAAGAGATAGAGTTGAAGATGCTGTCTACGGTATGATCAAAACACTTGAAGCTTAAGGTTTCTTTTTGCGCGGTATAGCAGGTTTATAATTCTGCTTAATGTCGTTGAATAAAATTTGTGCCTGATCATCAGGCATACCCGTCGGTAATATTTTTCTAAAATTTACAAAATCGTTATTTAAAACATACTCACGAGCCTTTGTACCGCTAATACCTGATACATCATCACTATCAGGATCGCGTTCACCAGCAGACTCAACTCTAAGGCTTGTATATCCAAGACGTTTTTCTAAATCTGGATGATCTTTATATGGCTCAAACAGTGATGTATAATTAGCAACGCGATCGCTTCCGCATACAAGCACTAGATCTGTGTATCCCTTACCTACAAGATATTTAACAGCATCAAATATTGATATAATTGATTCGTCATCAATAAAGTTAATTTTTGGTAGAGCTTTATCTAAAGCTGTTAATTTATTATTATAAGAAATTGGATTTTTTTTAGGATCGTTACTTCTCGATAAAATAATAAAACTCTCTCTGTGTTCAGCTCTTGCTATCTCTATAACTTTTGAAATTAACTTTTCATGACCCAGTGTAGGTGGATTCATTCTACCAAAAGTAAAGACTGCACGTCCATTGTTTGTAGGCTTAATATCTCTAATAATATTTTCTACGACAATATTAAATTTCATATTACATTCCTTGGTAATCTAAATGTCTGCCGCCCTGGTCGCCCATAACAGTGTTAATATAACTATGACCATTTTTTTCATTATCGTAGTTCATATTATCATTATCAAAATACCATTCAGCATCATTAATATTGCTAGCACCCTCTAGCTCTTCTTCATCTTCTTTATGTGCACCAAATTTTGCGCCCATAAAGTGAGGACTATTAACCTTAAACATTAAATTACCAGCCTTTATAACATACCCTTCAATATCACCAAGCAGTCCTTCAGTCTTAAGAAGATTATTAACAATCTTGGTATATATTTCCTTTTGTATGGGTAATAATCTTTCTTGAATTTGAGCAGTAAGTGTACGTCTATGGCTTACAAGTGCATTTCTACCAGCACCGCCTGCTGTAATTTTTTCCTTAACTTGTTCTAATTCTTGTTCAATTTTTAAAATCTGATTGAATGCTTTTTGTGCCTTGAGAACCTCTGGTCTAAGATCAATTGAATGAAATAAATCAACATTTGGTAAAATAAATTTTACTTCTTTATCATTGATAGCAATTAATTTTTTTCTAATAGAGTCGACATTAACACCTTCTTCTGCTTGAATGCTAATGACAATAAATGTTGACCATGCACCGAGTTTTTCTTTATTATACTGAGCTACAACAAAGCTTACTTTACCCGATGTTGGATCTGCCTCTAAAGCATTAGGTGAATAAAGCCATTCAAGCTGTACAGTGACATTATGTTTACCTATAATAGGTAATACAAGGTGCTTGATACGGTCAAAGCTATTTACAAACGCCTCTCTTGCAGGTAGATATTTTATGGCAGTTGCAAAGCCTTCAGGTTCATATACTTTACCAGAATAGCTAGAACGTACAAAGAAGCCGTGTTCATCGTTACCCACTTTAAGAGCCATTCCATCAACTTTTTCTGTTACTGTTGAATTTTCAGGAGTAATTTGACCTTTGTTTTGCTGTAAAAAGGTAATAAATTGCTTAAAATTTTCCGGTGACATCGAATAAAGTTCTGGTTTATTCTGTGAATAGAGATGCTGTATACCAATACGATCACCTTCTTTAGTAGCTTCTGTAATAAATTGTTTAAACGTTATCATATAAATGTATGCCCGGTTGTAGCTTCAGCATCTTGAACAATTTCTTTTGCCTTTTCAGCTCCGTATATCCAAATAAGCTTTCGAACTATTGCCTGTACATTATTTAGATCATTAGCTGTTGCTTTCTTGTTAAAAATAGTTTTAGCAATAGTATCAGGATCTTTTGTAATAATTTGTTTTGTATTCCTATCTACTAAACCATTTATTGATAATGAATAACCCTTATTCTTTGCTACAGCTGAGAGAAGTATATTGCGGTCCTTACCTTTAAACGGTGCCGTTTCATTTGAAGCATAGAACCATTTTAGGTAATCAGGATCATCACTAAACATAAAATCAACCTGAACATGTTTTTTTGTAACATTACCTTGTTTATCCCAGATAGGTGAAAGAAAATGTACAGATATTCCCGACTTTTTTGTACCAATAGTATCTACACTATGTTGTTTCCAATAAGCTTGTAATTTATTTTCAAGTTCTGTTTTATTTACTGTTTTTGAATCAACTACAAGATCAATATCACCTGAATCAGCCGCTTTACCTGTTGAACCTAACATATTATCTTTAAGAGGCAGACCTGTAATTTCCTCGAGCTTGTGTACAGTAGACGCAACATCCTCACGTGTAATACGACATGTATTACTAAAAACATTACCCCCCTCTTTAAGAAAATATTCTTTAAATGTTAGCATCTTTGATATATGGATCTTGCTTTTTCATTGCAGCAAGTATATGTTTATATTTGTTAATAAAGTTACTCGTATTAATACTGCTAATGTATTGCTTAACGTTTATATTATCTAAACGCTCAGGATTATCAGCGTACATTTCATTCTGTTTAATAGCAGCTTCTAAAGCTGTTTGTACAGGAAAAGCATTCTCAGCAGTAATTTCTGTTCTAAAAATTTCATCTAAAGCACCTGCCGGAAAAGACATCGCAGTCGCTTTCGCAAGTAACTTTACAAGACCAACATACCCTTCAGGTGCAACTGGAGCAAGTTCATTAGCTACCGGTTCAGGTGTTGCGTTAGGATCCGGAGCAGTGGCATCTTGTGTTGTATCTGGCGCTGTTTCTCCATCTTCGCTTATTATACTCCACTGCTCATTAATTTTATCAAGAAATTTCATTGTAAGTATTTAATACTTATATGAAGAGAAGTTGCTTTGTTTTGAGTTGATTAAAATACTTCTCACTAAGAAATGTAAGATTATTTCGCTTAGCAAAGCTTTTTACCCTAGCAAAAGTGTAGTGTGATCTCATAAAGTCTTTATTCCATAAAAAATTACGTAACCGTTCAATAAGTTCAACAGCATTACCGTCACGCTTATCATATGCTTCTTTAAGTTGACTAAATTTAATATCATGCTTATTGTATAATTTACGTAGCATCTCAAAATTTGAATCCTTTGTATAACCATAAATGCTTATAGGTAATAATTTTGCAATTTGTATAACTACTTGATCGATATGTTTTTGTATATCGTTTTCTTTAAAATATTGCAGCATTAATAATGCATCTGTACAATTTGTTTTAAGTATAATTACTCTTTCTTTTGTTTTAAGAGCTAAAAGATATTCACAAAGACCGTGAAAGATATGATGATATAAGAGTTTCTTTATATCTCTGTTAATTATTTTGGAATTTAAAAGCTGATATTTTGAAAGATCATTAATCAGATCAATTTCTATAGATCTATAGATAGAAGTAAAATCTATAAGTTGTAAATTAAACTGTTTAAAGGTACAACTCTCAATCACTAATTCATTATAACCTCATAATTTAAATTTTGCAAGCTCTTGTTTTGGAGCCTTACCAATCCTCACATTGCATATACCGTTATAATAATCATCTCTTAGGAGTACATCCTCACCTAACTGTTCTTTAATTTCATAATAAGCTAACGCCCACTTTGAATCACAGGTACGTAAGATTTTAAAAATAAATTTATCCTTTCCATACTTCTTGATATCTGCATTAAGTTCATTTGATGAGCTTGTATATGATTTCCAGTCAGACTCCTTATAATCAATTCGATTATTCTTTTTACCCTTTAATGGCTTACGCTTAATACGACTTGTACATTGCTTTTTACCAATATATTTTTTATTGCTTATTGTATTGATAATCAAATAAATGAACCCGAACGTATTCTCGCTAACATTTACACCATCATTTAAGATCCAATGTCCACTATCCATATAGATAGTTATTACATTCCCGTTGAATATATACCTCTACGCTGTACAGGTACTTTTCTTTTCTTCTTCCTACCTATCTTCTTACCACCTAAAATTGATGGAATTCGTGCATCACCTGGTGCATATGCTGCATCGTTTTGGGAGGGAAATTGATTTCCGTAATTACCTGAAGTAGCTGGACCAGTAACAGCACCTGTTCCCCCTACAACATTTGCGAGTTCTGTTAATAATTGATCTACAAGTTTATTAAAATTGCTCATTGATTTTTACTTACCTTATACTATATTTAAGTTTAATGCTTGAAGAATATATAAAAGAACTTGAAGAAGATCTTAAGATTAATGAGTTAAATCTTAAAGACTATCAACTTCGCTTACCTGCTATTAAACATAAATGGACAGGTAGATGTATTCGTCTTAAATCCCAGATTAACTCTCTCAAGAAACAAAGAGATAAAGTCAAATCTGATATAATGTCTGAAATTGACCATACAAGTAACGTAAAGCTAACACAGCCTATTATAGCCGCAACAGCAGACAAGCATAGTCGAATTCAAGATATTAATTTAAAAATACAAGACGCGGAATTAATTGTTGAACTCTTAGAACGCTCAGAAAAAACTTTAAGCAGCTGTAGTTATGATATAAGCAATATAATAAAGATAATGCAGCTTGAAACAACATGATAAAGTTTGATTATGACGAGAAAAAAAGATTAGGTATTATATCGGGTGATTTATTCGACGAAATACGAGAATATTTTTCTGTAAAAAATGAAGCAGCACACTTTATGCGTAGACGTGGTAGGTTTATGCCTGCTAGGACATATGCTATAACACCTACAGGTAGATTTGAACCTTGTTTGTATACGGAAATTAAAAAGTTTATAACGAGTCAGCAATATGTAGGTGAGATTGAATATAGTAAAGAATTATTCGAACAAGTTGTACCTGCAAGACATGGCTGGCATCAGCAATTAGATTTTAAAAGCGAAATTTATCCTCTTAAGTTAAATTTAAGAGACTATCAAGAAGATATAGTTAAGGAATGTATGTTTAATGGCAGAGGTACAATTATCTTAGCAACAGCAGGTGGTAAAACCCTAACATCAGCCTCTTTAATATCGAAAATTTACAGCTTGTACATGTCTGCATATAATAAAAAAAGCTTTAAATGTCTTTTTATTGTACCGGATAGAGGTCTTGCATCACAGACTTATCAAGATTTTATTGATTATGGTGTACCGTTTAGTGTCTCAAAATGGACTGGGGATGATGACTTAAATCTATCTACTAATGTTGTTGTATCTAATCTTGGTATCCTACAAAGTAAAAATAGTAATTTAGATTGGCTTGAAGATATTGATCTTCTTATCGTTGATGAAGTACATAAAATTCGTAAAGGCAATAAAATAAATGATATTCTTAAGAAGATTAAAACACCATATAAATTTGGATTTACAGGTACAATGCCTGAAGAGAATCTCGATCAATGGAATATTATAGGTAAGATAGGTCCTATAATTTATGAGAAAAATAGCTACGACTTAAGACAGGAAAGCTACGTTAGTAATGCATCTATTCAAATTATAAAATTAATTCATAAAAACGAACCAAAGAAAAGCGATAACGGTAACGCGTATAGAGAAGAAATAGAATATCTTACTACCTCTATTTTTCGTAATGAACTCATAGCAAGACTTGCTAAGGGATTAAACCAGAATTCACTTATTATGGTTGATTATATTCAACACGGGGAGCTGTTATTTGATATTATTCAACGAATGATGCCTGAAAAACAATGTTTCTTTATTCGTGGAGAAGTAGAAGTTGAAGAAAGAGATCGTGTCAGACAACTTATGGAGACTAATAGTAATGTTGTTGTAGTTGCTATATCGAAAATATTCTCAACTGGTATTAATATTAAAAACCTACACTATATTATTTTTGCATGTGGCGGTAAAGCTAAGATAAAAATCGTACAATCTATTGGTCGAGGTCTTAGGTTGCATAAGGATAAATCTAAGCTTATAATATTTGATATTACTGATGATCTGCGCTATAGCGCAGCCCATGCATTAAAAAGACAAGCACTTTATGAAAAAGAACACATCCCGTTTGCAATCAAAAACATCGAAGAAAAGTAAGCCGAAGAAAGAGCCTAAAATTCTTGATCTTAATCTTATTGGTAATGAGACAGAGGATATTGTTGATGTCTTACCTATTGAAGTTATTGAATCATTACCTATTGTCGATGAAGCAAGTCCTCCTAAAAAAGTAAAACCCAAGGATAAGGTTCATTATGTTAATAGTAGAGAATTTGAAGATGAAATTAAAAGTTACTATAATACAGATGTAATGACAGATAAGTTATGCGAAAGTATTAACAAAATTGCTAACGGTTTATCTTATGCTCCAAACTTCTTAAATTATTCTTATAAAGAGGACATGGTCGGTGACGCTGTTGTTAAGATGTTTTCAGCTTTAAAGAATAAAAAATTTAAGATTGATTGTGGATTTAGCCCATTTTCGTATTTTACTACGATTGCTTTTCATGCTTTTATTAATAGAATTAAGAAAGAAAAAAAACATCACGAAGCTATTAATGAGTACCGGGATAAGGTGTACACAGAATTAATGTTGAATCCTGAAGAGAATAACGGTGCACATATTTACGTTGAGCCAACCGGTGACGATCCAGAAGAATAATTGTGGATATATTTTTAAATAAATCTAAAGTAGCTATATTTTCTGATTTGCACTTAGGTGTACATCTTGATTCAGTAACCTGGCATCAAGTGGCACTAGACTGGTGTGATTGGTTTGTATCTGAAATAACAAAACAAGATATTAAAGATGTTTTATTCTTAGGTGATTTTTTTCACCATAGAAGTGATATCTCGGTTGCTACGCTACATGTAGCGAGTTTAATACTCGATAAGTTAAATGATTTTAATATTGTAATGATTGTTGGTAATCATGATGCGTATTATAAAGATAGAGCTGATGTAAATTCGCTATCCATTTTAAATGGTCGTAAAAATATAACAGTTATTAGTGAAACAGTAACAACAACATTGTTCGGTAGATCTTTTTCTTTTATACCTTGGGGAGGTGATATAGATAAATTACCAAAATCTGATGCAATCTTTGGTCATTTAGAGATTGAGAGTTTTAAGATGAATAGTTATAAGACCTGTGAACATGGTACAAAGACACGTGATCTTTTAACAAAATCAAATTTAGTAATGTCCGGTCACTTTCATCTCAGAGATGAACGAGTTTATGATAACGGTACTATAGTATATGTTGGGAATCCGTTTGAAATGGACTTTGGTGATCTTGGAGGCATTAAAGGTTATTATTTGCTTAATTTAGAAACGCTAAAATATGAATTTTATGAAAATAAAATATCACCAAAGCATAAAAAAATTACATTAACTGAACTCACAAACGCAAAATCATTAACAGGTAGTGATATTAACGAAATGGTAAATGGGCATTTTGTTAAGTTTATTGTTGATAAAAAGGTAAAGAGTGATATTATTGATACACTTATTCAAAAATTTTCCGTTTATAAGCCGCTAGCATTTACAACAGATTATACATATACAGAAAATAATTATAATGTTGAAGATAAGGGATATGAATCAACCGGCGTCAACATGCAAGCCACAATTGAGGAGTTTATAGATGTGCTAGAAATTGATAATAAAGAGAGTATAATCAAGTATTGCACCGATCTCTATAAACGTGCTTGTGAAGTATGAAATATATAAATTTTAAAACAATAACTATAAAGAACTTTCTTTCTGTTGGTAATGAGCCTGTATCTGTAGATTTTAAGCGAGGCTTGCACATTATTACAGGTATTAATAAAGACAAAGAAGATAGACAAAACGGTGTTGGTAAGTCTACTGTTGCTGATGCCATTAATTTTGCCGTTTTTGGTGAAACTCTTAGAGACCTTAAAAAGGAATTTATTGTAAATAGTATTAACAAGAAGAATTGCGAGGTTGTGTTAGAGGCTTCAATTAATCAATTTGATACTATTGAGAACATTAAAATTGTAAGAACATTAGAACCATCAAAGTGTTATATCCATATTAATGGTGAAGACAAAACACGCGACAGTATCTCAAATACAAACGACTTCATTATGAAGAAGTTTAATTGTACCCCGGAGATATTTCAGAATTGTGTCATTATGACCATAAACAATACTACACCGTTTATGGCAAAGAAGAAGCAGGAGAAAAGAAAGTTTATTGAAGATATTTTTAATCTCGGTGTATTTAGTAATATGTCGACATTACTAAAAGCTGACGTCACAGATAATAAGAAAGCTCTTGATATTGAAGGTACAAGATATGAGGAAGTGGATAAAGTTCTTGGAAGCTATATTCGTCAGCGCGATAATACTCTTGAAGAGCGTAAACAAAAGCACGAAAAGTATACACAACGTAAGCTCAATAACGCTGATGAAATTATTGAAGTATCAAAAAAAATTAACTCTTTTAAGGAAAAAAGTATTGACAATATTAACGAAGCAATCATTAAATTAAAGGATGCAAATACTAAAGTTGATGATAAAATACAAGCTTGTCGCCATACAAGAAGTGAGAGCCAGACGTTAATCACACAAATTCAAAAACAATTAAATGCTGTAGGAACTGATAAAGATAAATGCCCTACATGTTTACGTTCAATTGAAGAGAGCGATAAAAATCATATTAAGAATGAAAAACAAAAGCTTAACAATGAAATCGATAGCCATAAAAGTACTATTGATAAAGAAACAGATAACGAAACAACGTTAGTATCTAAACGCACAGATATTAATAATAAGATAAAAACTTTAGAAAATAGTATTCACGCATATAATCTTGAAATAAAAGATCAGCAAAATCAACAAGCGCGTTTAGATCAATTAAATGAATGGCAGACAATGCTTGACCAAGATTTAAAAGATCTCGAGCAAGCGTCTACGCAGTTTGATAAATTAATTGAAGAGAAACAAGACGAACTCAATAAGTTAATGGAAGGGCTTGATGTTATTAAAGAAACAACTAATGTTTTAGATGTTGTTAAATTTGTAGTATCAGAGGAGGGTGTTAAATCGTACATTGTCAAGAAAATTCTTCAGCTCTTTAATAGTAAACTTTCGTATTATCTTCAAAAAATGGACGCTAACTGTATTTGTACATTTAATGAGTATTTTGAAGAAGAGATTGTTGATACAAAAGGCAATGAACGTTCTTATTTTAATTTTAGTGGAGCTGAAAGAAAGAATATGGATCTTGCTTGCCTCTTTACATTCATGGATATGCGTAGGTTACAGGGTGATGTATGCTTTAATTTTAGTATTTACGATGAATTATTTGATTCGAGTCTTGATGCTAAAGGTATTGAGCTTGTAATTGGTGTACTTAAGGAACGTGTTGAAAAATATGATGAGAGTATTATGGTAATTAGCCATCGTAAGGAAAGTGTTAAAGCTGCGACAGGTGATGTTATTTTCTTAGAAAAATTAAATGGTATAACAAAACGTGTTGATTACAAGGAGTACACATCATAAAATATATCACATGATCTCTAGTCCTTTTGTATCTCCGTTTGTATCTCCTTTCGTACAGCCATACGGGTTAATTCCACAACAACCAATGCAACAGGAGATACCTCAGCCTCCTGAGATGAATTTAAAGCGTGTAATGAATTATTATGCCGATTATTCAGGCTGCGGTTTTTGGCGAATGATTTGGCCTGAACATATTTTAAATGCACATCAAAAAATGGTTGTACATGGTAGTACGATGATGTGCTTTGATCCAAATTATTTTAGAGGAGCTGAAGTTGTACGTATTCAGCGTCAGGCAACGGTACATCAATTAGAATTCATTAAGTTCTTAAAAAACTTAAGTAAGGATCTTGGATTTAGAATTATTTACGAAATTGACGATCTCGTCTTTAGTGAAGATATTCCTGATTATAATAAATTTAAACCCGCCTTTACAGATCCTAATATTCGTAGAACAGCTCAGGAAATCATGGAGCTTTGCGATGAAGTTACTGTAACATGCGATTTCATGAAGGATTATTATATGGGTAAGACAGCTAATAAAAATGTTACTGTTATTCCGAATTATCCTCCTAAGTTCTGGATGGGTAACTTTTATAATGAAAAGAAAATTTCAGATAATTTTGACAAATATCGCAAGAAGCCTCGTATTCTATATGCAGGTTCCGGTGCACATTTTGATGTAGATAATCGTGTTGGACAGAACGATGACTTTGCGCATGTTAACCGTGTAATTCGCGCAACAAAAGACAAATATCAATGGGTGTTCCTTGGTGCATATCCCTTACCGTTACATGATCTTATTCAGAGCAAGGAATTCGAATTCCACCCTTGGGAGACACTTTACCGTTACCCCGAGCGTATTGCTAATCTTAATGTCCAGATGATGGTTGCACCTCTTCAAGACAATACTTTCAATAAAGCAAAGTCTGATCTGAAGTTTGTAGAAGCATGTTGCTACGGATTACCGATCGCTTGTCAAAATCTTGTAACGTATCAAGATGCACCGTATAAATTTGATACAGGTGAAGAAATGATCGATATTGTTGATGATGTTCTTTCAAAGAAAGGCCGTTATATGAACATTTCATCTTCCATGCGCCGTCGTGCAAATGATCGTTGGTTAGAGAATGATAATAATATTGATAAGTACGTTGAACTACATACTCTACCATTCGGTCATAAAGATCGTAAGCTCCTAAATGCTATTAATGGTATTAAGGCTTGATTGTAGTATTAGGTTGTAATATACTTATTGGGTGTACAGGAACGTATCATATCTACCGCGGGAACAAACAATTAACCTTTATACGTGGGACGAGAACGGTAAACGTATAACCATCCCTTCAACGTTTGAGCCGTACATTTATTTGGAAACAAATAATGCACCGGATGCAATGAGTATCTTTGATACGAAGTTGAAGAAGAAGAGATTTAAAAATCAATACGATCGTTCTAGATATCTTAAAGATAATAAGGTCACTAGGGTATTTGAAAACTTTAACGTTAATCAACAATTCCTAATTGATACATATTGGCAGGATAATGAAAAGTCGGATTTTACTAAAAATCAGTTAAAGGTACATTTTATTGATATCGAAACATATTCACCTGATGCGTTTCCTAATCCTCAAGATCCTAACGATACAATTAACATTATCACTATCTACGATACTCTATCAAAGAAGTTTTATTCCTGGGGACTCAAACCATATACAGCTAAATCAGCTGATGTGATTTATGTTGCATGTAAGACGGAAGATGAACTATTGCGCAGGTTTGTAGATTTCTTTAGTAAAGATTATCCTGATATTCTTTCTGGTTGGAACTCAGAGTTTTTTGATGTACCGTATGTAATTAATCGTGTTAAAAAGGTATTAGGCGAAGAAGCTATGCAGAAGCTTTCACCTGACCGTTCTTTACGCTCTAGGACGTTTATGGGTAAGTATGGACGAGAGCAGACAAAGTGGCATATTGAAGGACTATCGTGTGTTGATTATCTCGATATCTATAGACGTTTTTGTCAGACACTTCGTGAGTCATATAAGCTCGACGCTATTGGTGAAATAGAGCTTCAAGAGCGTAAGATTGATTATGGTGATCAGAATTTGACTGAACTTGCTGATGATAACTGGGAGTTATTTGTAGACTATAATATTCAGGACGTTAACCTTCTTGTAAGACTTGAACAGAAATTGCAGTATATACAGTTATTGAGAATGATTGCATATGCCGGTCTAACAACGTTTGAAGGTGCTCTTGGCTCTCTCTCGGTTATTACAGGGCTATGTTCTATCCGAGCTCGGTTAAAAGACAAACGTATTCCTACTTTTGTTAAGGATGTTAAAGAAGGTGAGCAGAACGCAGGAGCTTACGTAGCAGATCCACAACAAGGCTTTCAAGAACACGTCGTCTCTTTTGACGCTAATAGTCTATATCCAAATACGATGATCACCTTAAATCTATCTCCTGAGACAAAGGTAGGTAAGATTATCAATAAGACTGAAACAGATATAACTATTAAACATGTTAATGGGCAAACGTTTAATCTAACACATGAAAAATTCGCTGCATTTGTTAAGCAGGAAGAAATAGCAGTATCACGAGCAAAGATTCTTTTTACTCAAAAAGAAAAAGGAATTATCCCTGATACAATCGATTATTATTATAATAAACGAGTTGAAGTAAAAAAGCTTCTAACAAAAGCCAAGAAGAAAGCTCTTACTCTACAAGAAGGTACGGAAGAATACGAGGATAATCAAATTGAAATCGACCGACTCAACATTCGACAGCATACGATTAAGATTCTAATGAATACAGTGTATGGGTACTTTGGGAATAAACACAGTCCGCTTGGTGACGATGAACTAGCTGAATCAATCACCCTTACAGGTCAAGCAGTTATTAAAGAGTCAAATAGAATTCTCACTGAGTATATTAAGAATAAGGCTCATCTTACAGATAATGATATTAAGGAAAGTGATCCTATCATCTATAATGATACAGATTCGAGTTACATCTCTATCAAGCATCTAGTGAAGGCGCTGAAGATACCTGTCTTTGATAATGCCGGTAATGTAGCATCGGAGTATTATAAGACAGTAACAGATATTGAAGATCATCTTAATAGAGAAATTACTATTTGGGGTAAGAGTGCTCTCGGATCAAAGGATTGTCGATTAGTGTTTAAACGTGAGGCTATTGCTGATGTAGGCTTGTTTCTTAGAAAGAAACGATACGTATTGCATACTCTTGATGTTGAGGGTATACCTGGTAAGAAGTTTAAGTATACAGGTGTTGAGGTTGTACGCACTACGATGCCAACACCAATTAAACCTTATGTAAAGAAAATTATTGAGACAATGCTTCTTACAAAAGATTACGCTACTACAAATAAGATCTTTAATGAAACATATGAAATCTTCAAAGGCCTGCCCTTAGAAGATATAGCATTTGTAATGGGAGTTAAGGGATACGAAAAGTACGCCAATCATTGTAATGGATTCGAGACAGTAAAGAGAATGCCGAAGCATGTGAAAGCAGCTTACTACCATAATATTCTCCTTGATAGATTTGGTATTGAACGAAAGTACGAAAAGATGACATCGGGCGATAAGGTGAGATTCTTTGAAGTAAAGAAACCAAACAGTTTTGGATTGTCTGTTATTGGTTACAAGTACTACTATCCGAAAGAGTTTCAAAGTGTATTTGAAATTGATCATGAAAAGATGTTTGAAAAGATTATCTACTCTGTCATTGAACGGTTTTATGAAGCTGTAAATTGGACTGTTAAAAAGCCTGGTAATGATGCACAAATAGACCTTTTTGACCTTTTGGGTATGAACTAGTTGATTTTAAAAAAATACATTATAATATATTAAACATATGAGCAATCTTATTACCTTCATTGATCACATCGGACGCACCATCATCGGCGAAAATGCTGGTGATACCGATAACGGAGCTTCTTTCCTTGTAAAGAACCCAGCCATCATTCACGTTCAGCCAACCCAGACCGGGCAGCTTAACGTTCAGACTATTCCCCTTTATTTCCGTGAGTTTATCGGAGAGAAGTCTAAGGAGAACGGTACAACTTGGAAGTATCATTACGCTAATGTTGTTGTTGGTACAGACGTTGATAATGATCCTCGTCTTACTGACCAGTATGAGAAGCTTTGGTCAGCTCCCGTTGCAGCTCCCACTGCCGAACCTTCCGTAGTTAAGCTTTTTGATGAGTAAATCGTAATCTGCTCTCAAAGAAACCAGATTAAATACCCGACTTCGGTCGGGTAT